TCACCAATAGATACCTCAGATAAAAATTTAGTTCCAGATCCATTTAAAGCTCTTTCATCAACATTTGCAGACACTGTTCCAGTTAATTCACTTGATGAATTAGTAAACCATATTTTATTGCTCAAATTTCCTACAGCAGGAGCATCATCTGTTGTTAAAATTTGCAAATCATCAAAAGCTGAATTAACAGCAGAGCTTGTTGGATTGTCTATTCTATTATCTACCAAAAATACACTAAAACGAGAATCGTCTACAATAGGCGATAAGTTTGCATTTGTACTTTTCAATATAGCTCTTACTTTTAATGACGGCTCTCCAGTTCCATTAGGATATGCACCATTTACATTAGCATTTAATGTCGATGTGATTTGCATTGGCACATCAAAAAGAAACTTTTCATTTGGATAGAAATTTCTAGCATCTACTTTCTCATATGCATTACCAGAAACATCATTAACACCCTTACTAGTAATAGTTTCTATACTCCAAGAAATATCTGTTCCTTGAGGTAATAGTGGTGTTGTAAGTAGCATCAATTCTTCAAATCTAATATTTTCACTCGCAACAATATTTCCTCCACCAACTCTTCCAGATGCTGTAGCTTCGTTAGCTTCGTTGTCATCACGAAGATCTATTACATAATGATCAAGTTCCGTTTGTACAATGTTATGTCCACTTGCTCTTAGTAATACAGTTGGATCTATACCATTTAATGAATCAGCAGTTAAATCATCTGATGATGTAAAAACAACCATACATTGATTGGTATGTCCATGATTTGGATGTAACACTCTAACTAAACTAGAACCATCTTTAGTTTCAAATGGATCTAATGTTAATGCCCTTAATGGCAACTCATCATTAACAAAATCAACTTCACCATTAATTGAAATATTAAATTGTGCTTTATTTAATTTAAATTTAATATCAACAGTTTGATCTTCAGTCCAAGTTAAACCATTTTCACTCTTAAAAAAGGTTCCTTGCAGATATGGCAAAGATTGTATAGTCTCATCTGTTCCAATTCTAGTATTAGCTTCTCCAAATTCCCTAAAAGAATCTTCAGCATCACGAGATGTTACATCTTCGCCAAATTGTGCAACCCAAACTTTATATTCTTTACTATCGGAAATTAAAACAAAACAATATTGTTCATCTTGTGCTAGATATATGGGAGATTCAAATGTAAATGTCGTGGCTACCATCTGTTCAGTGGGATCTTCACCAAGATCAAAAACACCATCTTGAAGATTTCCTTCAGAGTCTGTTATTGTAATTTGCCTACTTTCTAAATCTATATGATTGGTTGTTATTTCCTCAACACCTTTAATTACCTTACCAAATGGTAATATTCTATTTGTTGGTAAGCCCGTATCACTAACACTTCTTATTTCAAGTGTAATATCTGGTTGAAAGTCTCCAGTTGGTTTTTTATAAAAGAATAAATCAACACTAGTTAAAAAACATCCACCATCATCATATATGAAGAAACTTTGTGCAATAGGATCTTGTGGACAGGCTCTACCAGCAGAGAAGGTTTCTCCAGCTAATAAAGAAATATCAGTAGAACTGGTAACAGTATTTCTAGAAATCTCAAATAATCTTGTCGAGAGTATTGTTTCTTGTTGTGTATCAATCCAACCTCTTGCTGTATAAGTTGCTTCTCCAGCAGAAGTTGGTGGTGGATTCTTCTGATTGATTGATGATGTTGTTATTCTAAAAATTCTATCTCCAGTTTTAAATCTTTTTCCCTCAGAATTTGGAATTTTAAATGTTCCAGAAACTTTACCAGACCCATCTGATACTAATTGATCGCCATAATTTCCCGAATCTGGCTTGCAATCCTCTGATACATCTATACCATCAAAAAAGGGAAATACTTGTGTATTTGGTAGTAAACCCCTTGCAGAAAACTGTATTTCTCTTTCTCTAATAAATTCTGCCATATCGGTAGAAATTACTCTAGATCCCAAATTAGTACCAGTAGACCAGCCCCTATCAACAAATGATGATGTAAATTCTGTTGTTATTTGCTGACCAGTTAGTGTAAAAGTGCTTCTTAATTCGTCTGAGATCCAATTTTTTTTCCCTACTGGAACTCTTTGACCAGCATTTGCATAACCTTCTGGTACTATAACAAACCCAGTTTTCTTAGCTCTTTTTCGTTGTTTTAATGGAAGTTGTTCTAAAACCGCATGACCAGCACCTTGAAGTATTATTCCTCCAGTTGGAGTTGGCTCTGAAATAGAAACCCCAGTCCAGTTGTTTATTGTACTAGCATAATCAATAGTTGTTCCAGCAGGCCCAAAACTTTGTTGTGTTGCTTCCCATAGTGATTGATCTTTTACGAGTAATGGCTCTTGATTTACCACATCTCTCCATTCATCACTCCAAGGAGTCAATTTTATATTTCCAACATATGATGGTATTTCAAATGGATTTACACTGACAACTTTACTGGCTAACTTTTGCTCAACTAAAGTCGTCTCTGTATATGGTAATGTATATAGATCTCCTGTTTTTTGAGCATTACTTAAAGTATCTTGCGATAATGTGGCAACAGTTTGAAATATTATTGGTCTAGTTGTTTGATTTATTACATCAACAGATGCTTTAAAATCTAAACTCCCCAAATCACAAGAACTGAAAGTTGTAAAGTTATCTACTAAAAATCCATTTTTAAATTTATCATTTCCTAATGCGTCTTTTATGACAAGATTTTTAGTGTCAGTTTCTAAAAGTGATAATGTTGTGTAATATTCTAGATTACTAATTCTCTTTTCTAACTTTCCAATATCTCTCATTGTATATCTTTTATTATCTCTAAAAGATACAGATAGAGAGTCTTTATTTGCAGTATATGGCAAAAGATCTAATTCATAAATAACCATGCCTGTATCAGGATCATCTGGTAGTTCAGGATTTACATCTGGAACTCCTTGCTTAACATAAAAACTTCCATTCTTATCTAGATATAGTTTATCTTTTCTTGCAAGATAAAATTCATAGTCACATGTAAAAGATGAATTTGGTAAATCTGGTGATATATTAAAGCCAGTATCAATTCCTCCAGGAGAAGAAACAACAGATCTAAAATCTATACAACTCGTTAAATCATACTTTGTTCCATCTGATGCGACATAATCTGGAATTTCTTCATATTCCATTTCTGGTTCATTACCTTTGAATGGGTATGAATCTACCGAAAAATAATTTCCATTTCCAGTATGAGTAAAATAATCAAATTCTACTCTTATTTTTCCATTTGGTCTAGGAGATCCTGGACGCAAACTCACACTAGCAATATCATAAAAATGATCTCTTTGACCATCATCTAAAATATAATTTGATGTAACATCTTTGTGTCCAGTTGGCAAGGTTTGATTTGAAGATGGAGTTGTACTATAATCTGGAGATTCAACAACTCTTGTTATTCTTAAAACATCTGGTATGTTCAAAGATACTTCAGAGACATCTTTACCATCAGAAACCACAAAACCTGTTTGTGGCAGTCCAGTATTTTTATAGTTACCCTCTGAATCAAAATATCCTTTATTTAAATTTTTTGTTTTTGGTGTTGATGTTGTATCTTCCACAGAAATATATACATTAAAAGTTGCCCCATCCAGAGTATCTGCATTATTTAAGTAAATATTTACTTGATTGTTATTAACATCAACTTCGGCTCTACCTGCTATTGGATTTCCTGCCACATAAGGAACGACCTCTAACCAGTCACCAGTAGCTAAGTTTATAATGCTATAATTTTTAGTAGAAAATGTATCAAAATTGTAGTTGTTGATTAACAATTCATCTGCTATAGGTGTTAAATTTTCTTCAACAATAGTTTTGGTATAAGATACATCTGATATAGAATATACAAATTCATCTGGCAAATTGTATAATAAACCAACTTTATCCGAGTTTGAATTTGCTATTGAATAGATATAATTTATTGTTGAACCATCTTGCCAGGAATGTCCATCACTTAAAGGATCTGGATCTACTAATAAAACATTATCATTTTCTGGATTGTTAGTGACTCTATATTTTTTTGCAGTCAATCCATTTGATACTTGAATATAATCTCCTACTCTCAATCTTTCGTTCTCATCATTTTTCCAAGATGTTCCAACACCAATTATTTCATTTGCATTTGTTGATTTAGAAACACTTCCAGAGAGTCTAAAATTTTCTAGAGAGCAATTACAAGTAAATGTTGGACTAGATGAGTACATTGATTTTAATTGAGCTAGATCCTTTCCATCATCAATTCTTATATCAAATAAAAATAATCTGTATGTACCATCTAATGATCCAGATGTTCCTGTAAAAAAATCTAGTGATAGAACTTTTGCAGTTCCAATTTTATCATTAGGTGGTGTTCCATCAATTACTTCAACTATATCTGCATATAAATTTACAGTATCGTATGGTTTCACAGAGCCATACATATTTGTAACATAAAAGAATGTACCCAATGGTGTCGAAATTGATTTATTGTTTCTAGAGCTTATTGTTCTAGATTTATCAAAGTCAACAATAGTTGTTGCCAGTTTTTCAATTTCATATCCTTTAACATATGCTTTGCCAGGATCAATTTTAATTGATAGCTTATTTTCACATAAGTTTATAAAATCTTTATAATCATATCCAGGCAACCACGCATTTCTAGTATTGTCCAAATATGCACGATCTGGTTCAGCAACATTAAATATTTGTTCGGAAGCAGTTAATGCATCATCTTGTGTCAAAAAGTAAAATTCTTTTTCACTATGAGCACCATTATTCGTTGCATCTCTAAGAAAATCTTTAACTTGTATTTGAAACGGTCTTACAGAATAGTCACCCGATTCATCAAAAGTTCTTCTTGCTAAAGTATCTTCTAAAACTGAATATTCTGTTTTAACAACTCTTGCTTGAACAACACCATCTATTACTTTTAATAATTGTATAAAATCTGCTTCTTGTGCATTTAAATCATTTAACTGTTCTAGATCAGCAGAAATTCTTAATCTATCTGCTCCTGGAGCAGAATAATTTGGACTTCCCAATGCATTATCTAATAATGATTCATCTTCTTCAAATGTAACTATACTTTGAGTTATTCGCAAACCTACTATTGCAGTTGGTGCTTCCAGCCATGCGTATTGATTTTCAACATTTTGCGGAATTATAAAATGTGTTTGCTTATCTACTAATATAAAATTTCCATCAAAAAAGTAAACACCTTCTTCAACTATAACGGAAGATATTGTGCCAGTTGCATAATCTGCATCTACAACACTAATTGTTATTGAATCGACTGTTCGTAGAGAATCGTTTTTTAAAAATGTTTGTTGTTGGCCAGCACCTTCTATGTAATTTAAATATAAAATTACTTCACCATTAGAATCTGCTAACCTATATCCAATAACTGTAGCTTTGACACCTAAATCATTTTCTAAAGTTTTGTTTAAAAGATATTGTTGTATTTGTGTATCAGTAGTTGTATAATTATCATCTATTGCAATTCTTATAAAATGGTGATTATTTACATACCTAACACCCTCTTTACTTCCAGGCAATACTTGAGAGCCTTGCTCAAATACATGACTACCAAACCTTTCAATTTGTTTTTGTAATGAAGATTGTAATTGAGTTAATTCTCTAGCTTGAACAGCTCTACCAGGACGAAATAATATTCTATGGAATTTTTTATTCTCATTATAATCGTCAAAATATGGTGATTGATTCAAGTTAATTTTTGTCATATGCAAATAAAATCATTAATACATTTAGTGTTTTATTTATATTAAAATTCTATGATAACTTTTATATCTTCAACTTGATCTTCTGATCTTAATATAGCTCTTCTATTTTCCAGATACAGAATATCACCTTCATGCTTTTTAACTTCTTCGTCTATAACAGATGATATAGTTGCCTCACACGAAGAATCTGCTCCAGATAATGTTGCTGAAGTTGAGAATGCTCCATATCCAGTAGAAACATTTTGTATGAATGTTATAGTTTGACTAGTAGAATCATAATCTAAAACTATAGCACTAACTGAGCCGTCTGTTATTATTTCATCAGATCTAAACAATCCATTTATACCTTCTACCACATTAGTTAGTTGCAATTTTTTTGTTGCAATCAATGTTTGAGCTGTAGCTAATGCTCCAGAAAATTCTTGAACATCCCTTACTATTCCAATTTGTCTATAATCATTAGATATTGGAAAATCTCCAGATCCTTCTGTATATTGAAGTTTTGAGTTTAACATAACAAAAAAAGCACCCAAATCTTTCTCTGGATCATTTAATAAGCCCTTTGGTGGAGATAAAACGACTCTGATTGAAGCTCCACTTCCACCAGCAGTATCTAAAACTTGAGCACTTGCATGTGTTGCTCCCTCTCCACCATCTATTATCAATACTCTAGTAACAATACCATCTGTTAAAATTGGTCTTAATTTAATTGATGATGTTCCATTTGATGTAATCGATAATGCAGGAAGAATTTTATATTCAGAGCTATTTGTTACAATAATTCCTTCTTCGTCTTGTTCCCACTCTTCAGTTAAAGTTATAACTGAGCCATCATAAGATTCTATGGTGTAGATTTGGCCAAGTCCATCTCCATCAACAATATGTATTTGACAGTCTTTATAATCATCGATAATACTAGATGGTGCATCTCCACCCACCAATGAAGTAAGAGTTGCTGTGCCTTTTCCACCAACATTTTGAGGATTAGATATAATGCCATCATGAACTTTTGTATACCCACTTCCACCACTCTCGACAACAACAGATAAAGCCTCACCACTAATAGCACCTTGTTGAATATTCCATTGATCATTAATGCCATCATCTGATAGAAGTGTTTTTATTGGCATCCAACTATCAGTTAAGAATTTAACAATGTCTGACTGTTGAATTGTAGTCACATATTTCCAAACATATCCATCTTGATCACTATAATCTACCAAATCTGTTATAGAGGGAGGTTTTACAGGCTTTACCGTACTAACAGAATTATTTCCATTTTCAATACAAACAAAAATTTGATAATCACTATTTAAGACATAAAAATTTCCAGCAACATTATTTGTTATAGAAGCAGATTCTATTCTTTCTTGTGATGGTTGTCTATATAAATTGGAATCCTTGTCATCAAATATTGCATATATTGTATTTCCAGTTGCATCCCAATCAGATCTCGGTATTACTAAAGATCCATGAGTTTCTATTATTTTTTTAAGACCTAACATCTCATCCCAAATTTGAGCATCTTCTTCTAAGGTGTCTGATGGAGTAACTGGATATAACTCATCGTTTTGACTACCATCTCCCCAAACTGTAGGCTTTCCTATGAATAGATAGTGATTTCTATCGACAGAATGTTTAGTTGAATCTAGATTTTCTAAAAAATCTTTAGCATTTCTTATTCTAAACTTATTTTTAATAATAGCAGTCATAATTAATTTTCCTTATATGTTTTATTTATCAACATAAAATAAATGTCTTAAAAACTTTTATGGAGTCTCCTCTGGTTTGGATATTACAACAGCATCTGGCAATAAATTTGTTTTATCTTCTAGATTTTCTTGGATTTTACTTGGAGATAATTCCTTTTGATCAAAGACCGATATTGGTGTTATTGCTTTTTGAGCTGTTAAGTCTCCAAAATTACCAAAGTATTCTGATGGATTATCAATTTCAGTATTTGCATTATAATCATTTACTGGTTTATAGTTAAATCTCTCTCTAAAAACGGAATAATTTGCTGGGCCTAGTGGGTATGAATTTCTATTTCTTGCAATTTGTTGTTTTAATGAAACAAATGTTCTAATGTTTGTTTGTGCATCTACAATTTGTGACTCTATTTTTCTTATTACCTCACCACCTTTAGTTTGTGTTGGTATTTTTGCTCCTGCATCTATTATTTCTTGGCTTCTAAATCCTCCAAACAATTTAAATCCAGCAGGATGTAATATTTTTTTCAATGCTTCTTTATATCTTCCTATTGCTTCATTAACATAAACAACATAAGAAAATTGTTGATAATAATTACCATCATGTAAATATTTTGATGATGATAAATGACCATCTTCATTTGAATAATAGCCAGGATATTTTATCAATCCAGTAAAATCTATATTAATTTTTGCAACTTCTATTGCATTTGATGATAGCAAAGAAATATTTTCTAAAGGCTGATTTAAGTGATAACCCAATCCATACTTTAACATAGAAAGTTTTGTTATAGAACCGTTTCTATCCACCTCATCTATTTTTACAGTTGCCCCCAAACCAATATTTTCTATTAAAAATGTTTCACCAACAGAATATCCCAAACCAGAATTTATTAATTCTATTTTAGTTGGTGAGGGTGAAATTTTAGCAATAACAGATCCATCTTCAGAGTCAATCAATTCATCCGACGAAAAACTTCCTGTTATACTAGAATTATTTAATATTACTTCATAACCAGTTAATGCTTTTTCTCTAATGGAAAAAATTTTTTCAACAAATGCAGTAGAGTTGCTAATTCTACCTCTTATTCTTTTTGAAATTAATTCATTTGGTGTTCCTTTAATTAAGAATAATCTAATAGAATTATTCTGTATCCACTTACCATCAGATGCTTTTAATATATCTACTCTCGGATAATAAAACTCAGTATTTGAGTTATATAACATTCTAAAAAATAATTTGTAAGATTTTTCAGTTCCTTTTGCTCTATAAAATTGTCGTATGTTTTTCAATAAGGTTGC